ATCTCACGTGCTTTTGCTATGTTTTTGACTATTGGATGTGGGTGATTTGCTAGAAAGTTCTTGGTAAATGATGGTGCTCCTGTCTTCTCTGTTCTGTCGTATGGTAAACCTAACTTATCAAATACTTTAGCTATGGATCTTGCAGCCCAAATCTGAACATCTATTTTAGTGTCAGCATATACACCACCTAACAATTGATTCTCTTCGGCTAACATTAATTTCTTTTCTCTATAAGCCTGGTCCTTATCAACTCTTACACCTAAAAATCTCATATCAACTAATACAGGAAACAGTTTCGTTTCCATTTCAAAAATGTCACTTATATCTTGGTGTATTATTTGTTTTTTTAACTCCTGCCACAACTCGAATGTGAGTTGTGCGTCACGCTCTGCGTAAGCACCAACGTACATGGCAGGGAGTTTGTACATCTCTGCTTTAGGATCTACACCCCAAGATTTTGCTGCCTCATACAAAGCTGTTTCATCTTTACCTTTACCAACATAATCTCTACCACAACCATTTAAATCATATCGTAATCTATTCTCATCAACCAAAGCTGCTGCAATCATTGTATCAACTATCTTGCCTTTTACATTTATACCGATAGCTCTTAACCAACAGATGTCATACATCGCATTGTGAAATATTTTTGTAGACTCATAATTCATTTGGTCCTGTAACCATTTTAAAACCATCTTACGATCCATGTTGCCACCACCTTCGTGGGCAATAGGATAATATGCACACCAATCTGCTGTGGCTAAAGATATGCCAACAACATCTCCAACACCTACAACAGAGCCAGAACCCATTCTTTTATTTAAGTTTGGGTCTTTTGTTTCTAAGTCTACTGCTATCTCATCGTATTTTCCAAGATCTGGAAAGTCTGTTGGTGGTAACCACTCTGTTTGTGGTTTAAATATTGGTATCTGCATTTTCTTTTCTCCATTTTTTAAAACCATCTGTCCATGATTCTTTTTTAGGTTCAGTGTCTTGATAGTCCCTGTCTATTGCCATTTCAATATAATGTATCGCTTTTAATAAATCTTCTTTCTGTCCTTTCGCTTTGTGTCTGCACAGATACTTTATAGCATTACCCTCTGCAAACGGCAAGTTGTTCTTGTTTATAAATTCACTTGCTTGGATCTTCATTGATCGGTAGTGATCACCACCTATCTGTTTCTTGTACGTGTTTTTCATATCTTATATCCTTTATAGTTATCTTTAGGTCTGATGATATGCAGATGATCTTTTGTTCTAGTTGCACCAACATAAAATAATCTATTCTCATCATCAGGATTTTTTTCATAGTTTCTTTGTGTGTTATTGCTAAGGTCGGTCAAGAGAACTACGTTATCTTGTTCACCTCCTTTTACGCCATGTATGGTTGATAGTGTTATACGTGGTGGCTTATTCAATTCTTCTCCATTCTCTCTCATTCTTCTTATGTATCTAACTTTCTTTTCTGGTGCATTGTCAAACGCTTCATACCAAACAGCCTTTGTTTTTAAACCTCTATTTTTGTAAAGCTCATCGATACCGTAGTGTGCTTCTTTGTTTAAATATTTTAATTGTTCTTTTTGATAATTTACTGGTGACATATAGGAAGCTATTCTATTTATTTTATCTGTGGATATTAAACTACCTTTTCTCAAGTTCTCCCAATCTACAACTGCATCGTATAGATCCTGTTCGTAGTTCTTTTTAAATTTGTTTTGATAGTAAATACCTTTTGAATACAATGTATCTTCTAATGCATTTAACATAAATCTAGTTCTAGCTAACACTAGCCAATTACCTTCTTTCATGTTAACTTGTTCAAAGTCATCATAATATGAAAGTAAACCTCTTTGCGTTTTTGGTCGCCATTCTTTTGGTAATCTGTTTTGTATTCTTGTTACTATCTTGGATGCAATATCATGCACAACCTGCGGGATTCGATATGATTGTGTCAGTTGCATTATCTTTCCAGTTTGTGCAATAAAACTATCTACATCTGCACCCGCCCATCTAAATATAGCTTGATCATCATCACCTGCAATGTATGTATCATTTGTCTTATCCCATATTGATTTAGCCATTGTCCATTGTGTTTGTGATAAATCTTGTGCTTCATCTATAAACACAACATCAAACTTAGGTGACTTATCCGATTTAATAAATTCTGTAATCATGTCTGTAAAATCAATTAAGTTATAATCTTTTTTGTATTGATTAAGATCGTGTACAAATTGTTTTAATTGATGTGTTGTAATATCTTGTGTGTGTTCTTTTAAATTAAACTGTTGTTCTGGTGTGATGCCACGTAGTTTAGCTAGTTGTACTATACGTAATAAATCACTTTTAGTTGTAAACAATCCTGTGTGTTCATTATCATACTCATGATAATCAACCATCATACCCATCTTTTTACCAAGATCCTCGTAGTGTCTGCGTTGCATTACGTTTTCTTTTTTTATTCCTAATCTTCTAAATGCCAATGAGTGTAGTGTTCTAAAATATGGAAGATCATCTTCGCTAAAATTAAACTTAGACATTGCTCTGTCTCTGGCTTCGTATGCAGCTTTCTGTGTGAAAGAAAAGTAACCTATTTTATCTGGGTCTGTTTCTTTTAAATACTTATCGACTTCATTTAATAAAGTTGTAGTCTTGCCTGTGCCTGGTGGTCCTAATACAATTGTTTTCAATACACACCTTCTCTTTTAAATGTTCTGTCTTTTATTTTTATTTGTTCTTTTTCAAATTCTTTTAATTTTATTACAGATATTTTTTTCTTACCCACTGTCATTCTTATATGCTCACACCCATTGTGTTCTAGTAACCATAACAAAGTCACATCATACTTCTCTGTCCACTTATGTCTGTGTAAAAATTTATGAAAGAACTCACTAAATATAAAATGATGACAGCCATCTTTGTTCCACACGTTACCAGATTCCATATCTTCTTTTGTAGATCCTTCTGCAGTTCTCATCGTACAGTAATTTTCCAGGTGTTGTGATAGCTGTTCTTGTTTAGATGCACCTGCTGGTGCTTCAACCATTTCCTTGTTTTCTAGTAATGATGTAATCATTATGTCATAATCTTTTGGTTTTAGTTTTGGTGGATACTTATAGATTTGATCCATGCATGCTCTTATAAATAATCTCTGTTCTTGTAGTTGCTCTGATTTTAATTCTACTCTTTCTCCATCTACATTTAATCTGTAGATAGGTGGATCTAATTTTACTATTTGTAGATCCGATAACTGTGGAAATAAAACCTGTGTGCCTATACCAAACTTTCTTGTTCTGCATAAAGTTTTATCACAGTGATTACACATAGGTTCTTCTGTACATTTAAATCCATAATCTTTGTTGTCTTTCTTTTTTCTTTCTATGACATCATCTGTAAGTGGTGTTGCAAAATATTTATGATTGAAAGAACTTAGTTTGCTTCTCCATTCTTCTGGCCATTTCTTTTTTGCATACACTGTGTATTGAAATAATACTCTGTCTCTACCATCTTCTAGTTTTTCTCTTGTCAAAGATTCTAGACAAGGTGGTCCATCACTAAATTCAGATTGTGGTCTTTCTATCTTCAACGACTGTAATTGTTCTGGAGTGATTCGTTTTACGTTAGATAAAAAGCTATCTATTGTAATGGCATTTCCAGAATTGTCATAAGCATATCTTGTTGAATTCTTACAATTAAAATATGGTAAATTTAAAAAATTTCCTGTATCATCTTGCGATTTTAATTCAATCTGTTTTGGAAACACTTCTGCATTACCAAATCCCAGTATAGCACTAATAGAAACTAATTTATCTCTCATTAATTTTGCTGGAACAAAATTATCTGTAAATAAAAATATGTGTGCACCACCGCTTTTAGATCTACAAACAGTTAGTGGTAATGTGTAAGCGTTAATCTTTTTAATAATTTCTTTATGGTCTAATGTATATTTGTCTACGTCTATACAACCCCATATACATTTATTGTCTTCGTTGATTGGTATGATACCAAGACTAGGTTCTATTCCGTTTAAATGATTTTGCCAAAGCTGCTCTACAACAGGTTCTCTTTTTACAAACGACTTACCTTTTAC